ATATGAATAACGGTAATTCATCCGATTCTCCAATGGGAGATGTTGGAAGTATGGATTGGTCTGATATTCATAAAATGGTAGAAAAGGTAGGTGGACAATAATGCCGGAAAAAGTAACAAGAGAAGAAAAAATAGTCGAATTAGCGATTCTTAAAGCAAGAGAATCTTTAGAACAATTACGAGATGGATTAACAAAAGATGAAATGCCAACAATGGAAAAAGTTAAACGACCAAAGGCTAAAGCATATAAGCATAATATTGAGCAAGACCCTGAAAATGCTAATGCCGGTGGGGAAGAGTTCAAAAGTGGTAGAATTAAGAAAGCCTTTGATAAGGCAAAAATGATTAAGTCTGTTCGTTCAGCAAGAGCGTTTGTTATTGAAGGGGATAGACAAATTGAAAAGCAACTTGCTAAGGGTGTTTTAGATGAAGCGGAAACAAAAGCACTAAAACAACTTAAGACTCAAGTAGAGGCTGTTTATCAAGTATTAACTAAACAAATGACTATGCTTAGTAAAAGCAAAGGTGGATTCGGAGATTTCAAGAAAGACGATAGAGATGTCGAATTTACAGAAGAAGAACAAAGAATGGCAGATGAAACTTTTGCCGCATTAGAAGCCGCTATGAAGAAAATTACTTCTGAGTATTTAACTGCGCCTTTAGACAAACAAGGTAAAATGGAAAGCGATATGAAAGAAATAACGGATGATTTGAATAAATTAACTGGGTATTTCGGTAGAAGTTCATAGGTGAAATAAATGGCTTATCTTCTTGAAAAAGATAAGTCCACATCGGATGAAATTGTTCGCTTATTTGAGAAAGTAAGAGTGGCTTATCTATCGGCTCGCACTGACCCCAAAGAATACGGGGCAAAGTGGCGTAGTGCAATAGATGGCATTACAGAAGCCTATGAAAACAGTAATGAACTTTCAAATGAGTTAAAGAACTTTATTGAGATTTCAGATTTAGAAGCAGATGATGTCAAAGACCCTCAATCTCAAAACGCTGAAAAGATATTTGAAGGAATAAAGAAACTTCGTTATTCTTCCGAATCAGTAGATGACCCTTTCGCTAAAAGATTTAAAGGTGAAGTGTTGGAAGCATTGTTATCTTCAACGGGTAACATGGTTAAATTCGTTCACTATGCCATTAGAGAAGATAGTAAAGCACTATCTCCCGACATTTACGCTGTTAAAGACATCGAACCCGACGATATTACAGAGGGTCTTCAAGGACTTGACATAGAAGTGGATGATATTGACCTCTATATTATCGAGCATTACGGGGATGGAAAAGACTCAAACAAAGTCAAATCTAAAGTAAAGGCAGCGATGAACATATTAGAGTTAATCTTTTTGTCTAAGAATGATAAAGATGATTGGAGTGAATTAGAAGATATTGAAGGACTACCAATTAAGAAGGCGGAAGAAAAGAAATCCACTGAAGAGAAAGCCGAATCTGATTTTATTGTTCCTAATAAACCCATGTATAGAATATTCGATATAGAAGACATGAATGAACTTAAAGGCTTTAGTGGTGAATATTATGTTCAAGAGAAGTATGACGGCCTTCGCATTCAAATGCACAAAATAGATAAGAAAGTCAAAGTGTATTCATTTGATGGTAAAGACATTACTTCTAAGTGTAAAGAACAAGTAAAGGAATTACAGAAGAAACACTTTGGAGATTGTATCTTAGATGGGTCTTTGCTTTTGTTTAAGGGAGATGAAGCCCTTAATAGAGCAGAAACAATCTCTCATGTATTTAATGACAAAAATCCGGATGGTAGATTAAGAATACATATGTTTGATTTACTAAGGCATAATGAAAAATCTTTATTAGAAGATACATTAACTCAAAGAATGCAGTTAATGTTTAATAATTATTCTATTCATTCAAGTGAAGACTTAACTTTCCCTTCTAAGAAAGATACTCGTTTAGCGGATTCTACTAAAGATATAGAAGAATACTCTAAAGCAATTATGGATATGCCAACAGCAGAAGGCGTGGTAATTAAAGATTCTACTTCGACTTATTATGTTGGAACAAAGAAAAATCCTAAATGGATTAAGTGGAAGAGTTTTGTTGATTTGGATTTACTTGTTCTTGATAAAAAGTCTTCTAAGGGTAACTATTCTTATACTCTCGGTGCAGGGCCGACAGAAGGAGAAGGAAAACATTATCAAGAAATAGAAGGTAAAACCTATATGGTTGTTGGTAAAGCCCTTAACACTAAAATCAGTGCTGACTTAGGAAGTATTGTAAGGGTCAAAATAGACCAAGTAAAGAAAGAAGGAGAGAGATATATTGTTCACTCCGCTAAGGTCATAGAGGTTCCCGAAGCCATACACCCCGACAAGTTAATCACTCTTGAGATGCTATCCAACGATGAAAAGAAATCATTGAATTATAATGTAGAAGCATTAAAGAAAGGTTTGAAAATTACAGACCATATACACGGAGAAGCGTCTATTATAATCAAAGGAGACATGGAGGGCTTTACTGTTTATGGTTTTGAAGAAGACAATTTAATGTCTAAGAATGCTTTAGTTGATTTAGATATGTGGAAACAACAAGCGGAAGAGATTATGAAAACTAAACAATCTCGATTAACAGTAGCAGCATTTCAGTTTATGAAAACTACTGGGCCTAAAACGATTAAGGAACTCCATAATCATTTAGTTAAGGAACATAAAGATATTTATGAAGATATTCTTGAAAGTAAATTAGATAAACTTAAAGACTGGATGAAACAAAGAGATGGTATTTCATATGATGAAAAGACCAATAAACTTTATTCCGAAGACGATAAGATAATGCAAGAAGAAAATATTCTTAAATCATATAAGACTCCAAAAGAATATCAAACAGGACAATTTAAATTATACCTTAGAGATGATGATAATTTAAATTTAGTTATTAAACTTAAAGATGAGACTTTAAATTGGCTTATTGATTTAGAAAAAGATGATGATATATTTGAGTTGTTTGGTAAAGCCGGTAAATTTCCCGCTATGGTAGCAAACAATATATCTAAGAGAAAAATACTTGATGAAGGTAAGATTAGATTAGGAATACAAAAACATGGTTATCATGAGTATTTCCTTGAAGGTAATAAGTTTGAAACTAAATTTAACATTAGAAGACTTAAAGTAGATAATAAGGATATGTGGTTAGCATGGTCTGGATATAAACAAACTCCTGCTGATGACGATACAGATGCGGGATTATGGGATATTTATGAGGACAGGTATAAAGAATTGCCCCTCCCCACCAAATAGAACGGTGTCTATTATATAGTCAAAGAGAATAGGAAGGTTTGAGCAAGATGAGCATAAGCGTCATGGCTACAAGGAATGATGGATTCAATATTCTAAAGAGCAACGACGACTTAATGATTGGTGGATATGCAAGCATTGAAATTGTAGATAAACAAAATGATTTGATTACATTAAAAGCATTGAAAGAATCAGTTAAGAAGTTCATGGAAGATTCAAAATTTAGAAATGTAATGACAAACCATTCAAATGTTCAAGTCGGTGAAGTCGTAGATTCATATAGAGATAAAACAGGAAAATTATGGAAATCCGAAGTAGATGATGTGGGATTCTTTGTAGTAATTAAACTAAGAGATGACATTGAAAAAGCAAAGGAAGTAGGAAGAAACATTCGCAAAGGGTCATTAAGGTCATTTAGTATTGGTGGACAGGCATTACAAAAAGTAAAGAAAAGCCACAATGAATTAGGGGAATATAACGAAATAAGTAAGTTAGAACTCCATGAAGTAACAATATGTGAAAAAGGCATAAATCCCGAAGCGAAATTCGATATTTTAAAACAAGATATAGGAAGTGAAAAAATGAGTGAAAAACTAGAAAAAGCACTGAGCGAGTTAGATACCTTATTGGAAGAAGTTAATACTCTTCGCAAGGAATCCGAGGATGAAGAACAAATGAACATGCCTAAAGAAGCAGGTGATTATGAAATGGCTGATGAAGAAGAAGACATGGAAATGGCTGATGAAGAAATGGCTGATGAAGAAGAAATGGGCGAATATCAAGATGAAGAAGCAAAAGCATACTTAAGAACTCTTGATGGCGCAGGAAACCAAATTGGCGAACCTGCTGATAGAATCGTAATTAACAATGGTAAGCCGACTTCTTCGGATATGCCCGTCGTTAAGGCATTCAGTAACAATGAATTTGATTCTCTTGATTTGAGCAATTCAAACATTGAAAAGGCTTACTCCGCTTTCCGTGAAGAACAACTCGAAGCACTTGCTTACGATAATCTCCGAAAGTCCTTTGAAAGCCGATTTAACTCCGAAAGAGCAAACCGTGAAAACATTCTAGCAAAGTCTCAATATGACGCTGCAAGTGAAATTACTTCTCTAAAGGAAGAGTTTACTCAATTGCGAAAGTCTTTGACTGCTGAGAAGGATTCAATCATTAAGGCTCAAGAAGAAGCAACTATACAACTCCCATCATTAGAAGACATTTCAGAAATGGAGTGGTCGGATATTCATAAGATGGTAAACAACATTTGAGGTGATTTGAATGACAGGATATATTAACACAATTAGAGACTTAGAAGCGCAAACATACGGAATTAACAACCTACCAGCCGGTAATGCTTTATTGAAGCAAGCAGGTATGGTCGGAGGTATTCACACAGGACACGATGGTTCTCCATCTTTGTCCGGTAGTGGAGTTTCCGATGTTTCAGCATTATACAACATCGTTTACGGACAAAAGGTTTGGTCTATGCTAAACCGAGAAGTCAATGCACTTTCGATGATTTCAAAGCGACCTTATTCTTCAAGTGGTTGGAGAGTATTGAAAAGCCGACCTGCTGGCGGAAGTGGCAACTTATTCACTGTTGATGCAAGCGGAACAGAAAACCTTGCTGAATTAGGTTCGGATTCACCGAGAGCAGATATGATTGGTGGTGTTCCTGAGAATGCCGCACTTTCAACTGCTCAAGATGGATTAGGCCCAATTGCTCCAACTTATGCTCAATTAAACATGAGTCCAAAAGTTGTTGCACATCAATTCGATTTCAGCGAATTGGCTATGGAAATGGCTCAAATTGATGATGGAATTGGCGATATTAGAGCGCAAATGCGTGAAGATATGGGTAAGCACCACGCTGAAGTTCAAAACAAGATGCTAGTTATGCCATTAGAACATTACGGTGAAGTTGCCGCTATGCCTAACATTGGTAACAATTATTCATCATTGTTGAAGGTTATTACATCAAGAGCAGAATTACTCCTAATTGATGGTGGAGTTCTTGCTACTGATACTACTTCCGCTTCAAACGCATTAGGAAAGATTTACGGTAGTGAGCGATTTACTGCCGCTTCTTTCCTTGATGCAGAAGTTGATTTCGGAACTGATTATACCGCAGGTAATGTTCGTTCTTTGACTTTAACTCTTCTAAACAACATGATTCGCAACTTGCGACTTGCTGGTGGTTCACCAAAGGTTATTTTAACTGGATATGACACTATTCAAGCCCTTGCTGACCTATTACAAAGCCAAGAACGCTTTATGGATAGAAAAGAGATTGTTCCGACCGTTAATGGTGTAAGAGGAACAAAGGGTCAAGAAGTTGGATTTAGAGTAGCAACATACTACGATATTCCTTTGATTCCTGTTAAGGATATGACCGCTACTGGTGCGGCTTCATCCAAACTAAGTGATATGCTTTTCCTTGATACAGACCACCTT